GCTCCATCAAGAAAAACGCCGCGATTCACCGCGCGGCTCGGTTGGTGCACTTTGAGCACCTGGGACAGGATCCGCAAAAGTCCCGCTGCTTCGTTATCAACCCGAGTTGGCCTGGTCCGCCACCCGCTCCAACTACCTGAATCTCAAACCCCTCACAGCGGCCTTTCGGCCTCCTGAACCCACAGCAATCTTGATGCCGGGAAGTCCTTGAAAACTGGTGGCTACACTGATCACCCCAGAAAAACTCAGGGCCCGGAATAAGAAAAACTTCTTCTCTCTCCCTCTCTCTCCCACTCTCTCTCTCTCTCTCTTCCTCTCTCTCCCCCTCTCCCCCCACACGCACTCACGCCGGCAGCTGCTCGTTGGGCCACGCGTGGGCCGAGATGATGGGCGTGCACACGAACCGGCCCATGACCAGGTCGTCGCCAGTCGCCTGCCACATGTTGAAGGTGACGCCGATGTTGGTGGTACTGGTCTGGTTGTCGCGCCCCTCGACCATGACGTAGAACACCTCGTCCGACGTCAGCGCCGACGCGGCGCTGTCATCCTTGACCGCGTCGCGCCCGACCCTCGAGGCGGCGTACCCCGTGTACTGCCACGGCATGCAGGCGCGCCACGGGACGGTGAGGCCCACCAGCCCATGAGGGGCTGTGGTGTTGCCTTGTGAGAAGAACGCAAAGCCGGTGTAGTAGGGCACCGACAGGGCGGAGGTGTACGCCCCCGTGAGTGAACTGTTGGTGTAGTTGGCACACGTGACCACACTGTCAGCACCGCTCGCGGCCAGCACACCTTGGCTCACCATCGTGCCGTCGGTGCCCATCCACATCCAGTTGACCGACGCCTGCTCGGCCCCTGCGTTGGAGAGCAGATCTGGGGTCACGCGGTACTTCATTCCACCGCGCAACCCGGAGTAGCACGTCGACATCCAGTTGAACGGGGTCTGCCAGCGCTCCTTGCAGAACCGCGGGTTGCCGGTGCCCTCATGGAATGGGACGTAGGCTGGGTTGACCCAGTCTCGGACCGGTAGGCTCCACAGCTGGCACCACTCCGTGCCGGTGGTTGTCTGCTTGAGGATGCGGTACGAGGAATGCAGACAGTAGCGCTGCATGGCTGGGCGGATCGACGCGGCAGAGTCCCCCGAGGAGAAGAGCACCTTGTCGATGGTCGAGACGCCCGGGACCATCTCCTTGGAGGTGCAGATGGCATTCCAGATGAAGCCGTTGAACGGCGTGCTGCAGTGGCAC